AATTTGCCGCAATCCATATGCCGTGAAATTTGTAAAAGGCTCTCGTTGCAGGTGTTGAAAAGTAGATCATTCCATTTGTATCAACGTATGCCATTACAGCACATGTATTTTCCCAACTCTGTCCACATCCAACACACTGGATGTGTGTCAGTACCGCAGGTCTAAGATCTGTAGCGATAGCTGCGGAAGTAATAGCATACAGTTTATTTGCGATGAGCGTTGTCCCACTTTTGGGATCAAGAGATACGTTAAAATGTACCTCACGACCTACTTTATATGCAGAAAAAGCAGAGACGTTATAAAACGATTGGAGATGCATATCAGCCTGTTTATACGATTTCACGGCTATTTTATCGGATGTATCGGCTAAATCTTTATTTATCGTAGCCATTGACGGCAGCACCGTGAACAGCTGATCTACTGCTACGATATTCAGTCCCTCGATCGTTATTTTATACATCGGCATATCTGACACTGTATCTCCTGCCTGTATATCTCCTGATATATAACTTGGACTCATCGGCTCCGTCTCACTTGGTGTTCCTTTCAGTACTTCCAGCTGTAAGGTTTCTATCCCTGTATTTTTATCTTTTTTATATCTCGCTATAATCAAATCGACCCGTTTCATTCCTTGTGATCCATTTACAATTTGTAATGCATCATATGTGTTCTTTTTAATGGAAGCTGCACACCCTTGATGGATCAGTACCCCATCCCTGATTTTAATTTCATTATTGCTTGATACTTCTGCTTCCATTTTCATTCCCGTTGAAAGCACATAAGAATTGTCTCCGTATGTTCCTATATGAATATCTCTGTCATGTTCTGGGGTTATATGCTTTTTCCCGGTATAACCTGTTATAATCTCCATTTACGTCTCTCCTTTAAGCTTAAATTGGACCTTCTCTTTTCCTGCAGATACACTCCATATTTTTCTTCCAATTGGTTTTTTCACTGCTACTCCTGTTACATAATCCCTGCCTCCAACTATGTCTCCTACATCTACAGCAGATGTCATTTTTTCCATAGTCATGTCATACTCAACCTTATTCTTGATAGATTCGAGCTTTTCTTTTCCTGTCTTCATCAGATCATCTCTTTCTGATCCACTGCTATCATAGACTTCTGCTATTTCATCACACCCTGTGTAATAAGGTGTTTCAGATATATCTCCTGCTTCGTCTGTGTATAGATGAAGCACTATCCTGTCTTTTAATTCTCCTTTTCCCAAACAGATCAAATGATTTACTCCACGTTCCGATTTGTTCATCGTAAACTGGATATTTTCATCCTCTGACAGTTCTATGTCTTCCGAATAATCATTGATCGGGACCGCATGGACCCGAACATATCCGTTAATTCCATTTTCTTGGATATATTCAATACTTATACGATAGTTCACTGTCTTCAGCATCTTTACAAAACCTTCATGAAGAGTACAATATCTATCAAATTGATAGCTTATTGATACACCTGTACTGATTTCCACTCCGTAAAAAAGGCCGGGGAAAGCTTCCTCGACCATCTTTTTTATGATTTGATTTAATTCACCTTTTACTACAAAATAATCCTGCTCCTTATCGGGCTGGACTACTTTTTTTGTCATCATTCCTCTCCAGGTATACCCCCTCAACTTAATAGTATCTGCTTTTGTATCTGTTTCGATTTCTTTTATAACTCCTCCAAATTCACTCCCTGGAACATAAATCCTGCTCCCACTATTCAATTCACCATTCCAGTTTCTTCGGGCAAACTCAATTTCAAAATCATTTATACTGTCTTTTTCATCTTCTCCAATTTCCATGTCAATATTCGCATTTTGAATATACCCAAGTTCCCTACCATTTGAATCTGTCCAAATCAGTTCCACTCTGGTACACTCCTCTCTTTATACAAAATCAAATCGAAACCAAATTCTCCATTCCAATGTATCTGAAGGTTTCCTGGCGGAATCTGTTCAAATACAGACTGTTCCGTTCCTCTCCTATAAAATATATTTTGCTTTGTTCCATTTGCAAGATACTTCTCTACAGACTTTGATTTACTACTAATCACCGCATACTCATCATTTTCTAATATGTCTCTCACTTCATATATATGATCGCCTATCATGATCCGTGGATTTGCACATGGTCCATAAACGACCATCTTAAAATGGGAATTTCTGTGATGGTTAATATACCAGTTCTCCGCACCTTGCCCCGGCTTCGAGTAGTCATAACTATAGCCGTATGGATATGCCAGATATTCATACTCGCTATTTTTCGATTCATCTTTAAAAAAGCTCTTTGTTTCCTCTTTGATCCAAAAGGCATATGGACAATACAAATTAATCTTAAAATCCGATCTTGTAATTGCTGTATCAGATATCGTATTCTCTCCACTTTTTGCGAAACACTCTATATAATACTCATCAAAATACAATCTCCCCGGTGAAATATTAGCAATATCATATTCAAATGCACTTGTCAGCTCATTCAATATTCTTTTTCTTTCACTAATAGATCCCCTGACTGTTACCGTGATCTGATATGTAATCGGATCTTTTGTCCATGCATATACTTCTGTCCCATTTTCAATTTCTGCTTCATTTGCTTTCCATTCATATGAATGGAAAGTTCCTGATGTCGGCCGAATATGATCTGTTATCAGATTGTACTCTCTTCCATTTGAACTTACATATCTAACTTCTATCAAGAAAATACAACCCCCATTTCTCTCAAAACTCTCACCACTTCTCTTTCTGATACATTCCCGTCTTTCATTTTTAACAGATTCAGTATCATTCCAAGGATGAGTATTAATTGATCCAATCTTTCCACTATGCCTGTACCTGTATATGCAACTTGCTGATCCGATGAAACTGAAGCACTTGATTCAAGAGGTGTCTTCACTACTTCCTGCATCATATTTACAGCATCACTGATCGGCTTTGAGTTGTTGATCAAACCTCTTGCCATACCGAGATCAATCATTTCGCCTACATATGCACCCCACCTGGACGGAGAATGAATGCCAAAAAAGCCAAGTACCTTATCTTTAAAATTTCCAAGAATATCTTTTACTGCATCCCACAACATATGTCCTGCGTTAGCAAGTCCTTTTCCGATTCCTTTTATAATATTGATCCCTATGGACAACCAGTCCACCTCTATAAAAGCATTTACTATCCCTTTTATGATCTGTGGCAACTTACTAAGCAATGTCGGTATCGCACGAATCAATCCTGCTGCAAGTTTTCCGATTATTTCAATACCGGTCTGTAAAACCTCTGGCAGGTGCTGCCCAATTGTAACGACCATCTTTGTTACTGCCTGTGCTGCCGCTGTGACTATCCCCGGTAAACTCTGAATTATTCCATTTACTAAATTAATGAGTAATTGTGCACCGGCTGTTAATACTGTTGGTAATGCTGACCAAATTGCATTTTCAAAATTTGCGATTGCAGCACCTGCCATTGTAATCATTTGCGGAATATTTTGGAGAATCCCATTCACGATATTTGTAACAATATCCACCCCCTGTTGTAACAACGCTGGTAGATTTGTCTGAATTGCTGTCGTAAACTGTATCAGTATTTCATTCGCCATCTCATAAAGCTGGGGTAATCCCGTCTGAATTGCTGTCAGGATTCCAGGGATAAACTGCGTCACTGCTGCTATTAATTGTGGTATTAATGTCTGAATAAACGTTACAAGTGCCATCGGAAGTCCTGATAAAATATTCCAAATTGCCGGTAACAAATTCCCGACCAAAAAGGTTGTTGTCGTTGTTGCCAATGCCGACAATGCCGGTCCCACGTCCATTCCTAACGTAATCTGCCCCAGCACGTTTTTAAATGCAGCTTTCATTGATCCAAGTGATCCTGATATTGTTGTCGAAGCTTCCTTTGCGGTCGTTCCCGTGATATCCAATTGTCCTTGAATTACATGAATTGCATTATATACATCTGATAAATTATTTATATCATACTTCACTCCGGAGATTTTCTGTGCATCCGTCAGAAGTCTCTGCATTTCTTCTTTTGTTCCACCATAACCAAGTTTCAGATTGTCAAGCATGGTATAATTCTGTTTTGCAAATCCCTGATATGCATTTTTTATACTTTCCATATCAGTACCCATCTTATTTGCATTATCAGACATATCTGTCATAGCCATATCCGCAACATCTGCTGCCTTTGACGTGTCATTAGAAAGCGAACTGAGCAAACTTGCTGAAAAGCTCGTAGTCAGCTCCATGTACTCATTTGCACTCATCCCGGCTGTCTGATATGCTTTCGCAGCATTTTCTTTTACTTTATCAGCCGACTCTTTAAATAATGTCTCTATTCCCCCTAGACTCTGTTCCAGATCCGCACCTTCTGATATTGTTTCTGAAAATACTTTTCCTATTCCGGCTACAGCTATTAACTGTTTCACCTTTCCAAGCATATTTCCTGCAAAAGATTCCCCGGAACTGCTGCCTGCCACACTCGCTTCTCCACCAAGTTCTTTGCTTATACTTCCACTGATTCCTTTTGCTGATGGAACAATCTGCACGTATGCCTTTGCCAGCTCTGTCCCCATCTATTCACCTCCACCAGTATATTTCTTCCAATCTCTGTCAAACTCTTCCGGAGATGTATATGCAGTGATACTTTTTGTCTCTGTTCTTCCTGTAATAATATCTGCTATAGATTCTGGTCGGTTCCTTCCCTTTATCCCATCTGCAGATTGTAACCATACATTCAGCCTCGTACTGTCTACTATGGCTGCAAGCATTGTCTGTTCAATTGTTGCATTCATTCCGGACATTTTCATTTTTATCCTTGAATTTTCCCTCAGCCCACACGCAAAAGTCGCTACCATTCTGCATGGTAACGACTTGTAATCAAATATGTGGTATGTTTCAGCCAAATCACAAATTAGTGCCTCTTCATCCACCGTGATCATATGGGCGAGGATCAGGAGTTTTTTCCATTTTGCATTCCTGACAAAATTTCCGTAATTTCTTCAATCATCTTTTTCGTAGAAATTTTTCCATCTTCATCCCTGTTGTGTTCTTTTAAAGCTGCATATTGTTCTTTTCCAAAAACTTTTACACTTGCTTCAATCAATTTTCCTGTATTACCATTGTCTACTTCACAAAGCATTTCCAAAAGTTCATAGTCATCCAATATACCTTCGTCAATTGTTGCTTCAAATCCTGATGTTGTTTTTACCTGCATGGTTTCTACCCTCCTGTTACTCTTTTGCTTTCATGTATTCATAATGAGTATTTCCTTCTGAGTCAGGTGATGCACTCAAAGTACATTCATACCCGATACTTTCGTCATCTTTGTAAGTAATATCCCCCAGTTCTTTAATAGATGCTGTCGGAATTACGATTCTCTTTACAGCTTTTCTCAGGATCATATCAATAACCCACGAATATTGCTCTGCTTCTTTATTGTTTGCTTTAATTTTAATTCCCTCGGCAAGTGTCCCTTCCACATTTTCTTTTCCATATACAGTTTTCAAGACATCCACATTTAGTGCTTCAACGAGTTTCATCTTGAAAGTGTCTTCTTTTGCCTTCTGCATTTCAAGGATTGTATCTCCTCCCCACGCATTCTGACTCTCTGTTTCTGGACTGTTTGTGTTTGTTACCCCATCATCTGAACAGTACCCCAAATCTTTAAAAGCTGCATTTAACGATCCGGCCGTATCTGTCGGAAGTTCCGTTCCAACTGGTGCTACCCATACCGCACCGCCTATTTTCGGTTTGCCTGCACTTACATTTTCCCTATCTGGCATTTTTTCTCCTTTCCTGTCAGTAATATGTTAGCTCATATACAGCCTGATACCGGTATTTTTTTCTTGAAGTATCAGTATAGTTATAGTCGCTATTAAGCTCGCATTCACTGATCTCATCCATCTCTATTATATTTTTCATTATTATTTTGACTTTCTCATTAAGAACCGCTGCCTTGTACAGGGATGAAGAATACGACTGAATTGCTATGATTGCCTTATCTATATAATTCACCTGACTGCCCCCGGTCCTTTCGAGTAATACATATTCCTCCGGAAGTCCTGCTTCTTCTTCCATTCTGACAGGAATATTTAATTGTTCTTCAAGATAGCTCCTTACTTTTTCTTCAATCATCTCTTTTTACTCATTGATTTAAGCAGTCCATTCTTTCCAT